CAACGATAGGGGTGTTACGGTCCGTCGTCCAGTAGCCACGTAGCTTGAGAGCATAACGCTCCGGGTCGCGGTTGACGGCAATTGAAATTTTATCGACGGCTTTCTCCACTTTGCAGTAGGAGGAGGGCGAGCGCAATGGGCAGGGGTAAATCCGGCTAAGGTATTCAACCGGTTCCTCATTAACTGCCGACGTGGTCTCAAGTTTCCGGACGAAACCATCCATCCGGTCCACGTACAACATTGCGCGTTCCCATATTCCGTCGTCGACGTACGGCGTGGCGGAATCGAGTCCATCGTCCCCGAACTTCGGGCCAATCCACCGATAGGCACGTTCGATAGCGTACTTAGTGACAGCGCTATCGATCTTGTGGAGTTCCCACGTATCCTGAATAGTGCGAAGGTGTTTGAGGAAGACCTTGTGGGTGAGCATGGGGTATGGACGGTCCCCGCCGTCATCAGCCTTAATGTACTCACCCTTTGTCAACTCTCCCGTATCCTCCATGGAACGGAAAACCATCGCAATGGTGGTGGTCTCTAGTTCACGTTCAGAGAAAACGCTGGTGTTGAGGACCGTAGTGATGCCGGTGCCACTACAGTTCTTGTCACCAGAGGACTTTACTTTCGGACCCACCTGGAGAGGCATATGGAAACACTTGTCGTAAATACAAAGCGCCTCAGCCTTATCATCATCGGAAACAAAATACTCGATGAATCTCCGGAGGATCCGGTTGGAATGTTTGCAGTGTCGTTCGTCAGCGCCCTCGTAATCGACGCTTCGTACGCCACCGCCTTCGTAGTGGAGCTCGTGAGTGTGGCTCTTGAGGTACGCATCCGAAACAGAGTCGGAAATCTCCTGTGGTGTAGAACCAGGATTGTACCAGCTAGTTTTCTTGAGCACGAGCTCTAACGTTTTCCCAAGGACACCCGACAAAATAGAAATGTCGGGAGCGGGATTCTGAATTCCGCGAGGGCAAGCGCCAGTTTTGTGCGCAACCTCGACCTTGTTCTCCACTCGACCAATTTCCTCCGTAGTCGGGCCGAGGCCATCGGTGACCTGGCGGGCCTTCTGTATCTTCTTGGTACGCGACTCGAGGATTAACTCCTCGTCAACCAGCTGGATGGTTCCTTTTCCAGTACCGGTCTCTTGCGCAACGCCTTTGATCCAGGAAGCCAAAATGACATCGGAGATTTTGATCCATTCCTCGGTCGGAACGGTAGTGTTCCTCATTCCGACCATCTTTTCATTGACGTAGGCGTCCATGGCTTCAGGGGTCTTGGCCAACGTTCCAGGGTTGGTGTTAGCCGTAATCTTAGGACCAGCCAGGACGGCCTTCGCCGTCTCCATTTCGACCGGGGCTTCGTCTACCGAAACCTTGCTGCCGTAGTAAACGACATTCGGTAGGTCGCCCCACCACGCGATGGTACGGAGCAGCTCACAATAAGCGGCTGAACCGGGCACACAAACTTCCCCTTCGCCGGAGACAGACTCAATTAAGGCGAAATATTCGAGGCGTTTGATAACCTCGTGCACTGTCAAGCCACGTCCACCATGTGCGTTAAGATACTTGAGATAATCATACACGTGGGTGGGCATAGTCGCACACGAGCGAGGCGAGGTAGCGTTCTTATACTTGATCGAAACGGTAGGACATCCGGGAGTACCGTTCACCATAACTAAAACATCTTGGGTAAACGGTCTCGCCGGGTCGCGCGGCACCAGAACGACGTTGGCACATAACTTAGGAGTGCCAATGCCAACAGACCCGAGGTCATGTTTCTTTGTCCACCGGACAAGTTGATTTGCGATGGCATACGGCATATTGACCGTCTGCAAAGCGCAGAGAAACACGACCTGCTTGAGCGATTCGGGCTGAGGGTGCCGAACGACATTATAAACAGTAAATGCGGAATGATCCTCATTCTCGATATAGATTATATCATTGGACGTGAAATTCCATGCGTACTGCTTCTTCCAAACTGCAGTCGCAATGTCTTTCCCG